ACAGCTGCAGGTCCTGTAAACTTAGCGACATCTGGTGGAACAGAAATACCATTCCCTACAATAGCAAATACTTTATTCTTATCAGTATTTGGTAGAAGATTGGGAACAACAAGTGATGGTACATCATTAAGACCAAATGCAAAAACAAAAGGTTCTGTAGATGTAAGTAATGCCTATGTTGACCCTTTTACAGCAAATACTAGAGATGTAACACTAACAAGAGAAGATATTGAAATTGATTATTTAAGTAGAAGAAGAAATAACTTTGTTGATGGTGGTGGCACAACGCATGATGTAAGAAGTGGTTATGCATACGGTGGACCTAGAATGGCCAGTTTAAATAGATTTGGTAATACAGTTTATGGTACTTCATCAACTAATTCATATGCAACAACTTTTGAAAGACTAAATGAATTAAGAGTTAGAGGTACAAAAACATCTTTAGACGGTACAGCAATACCTTTGTTCATGTTTAGTATAGACCAGGCAAAACAAATTAAGTTAAACTATGCATTTCCAAGTCAATTGGCTGTAAGTGCTGACTTGTTCAGTAATACATTAACTAAATTTGACTCTGGATTATTAACTTTTGATGATAGTACACCATAATAAAGTTTATAAATAGTCATAAGGAATAGGAATCATGGCAAAAAATATAATTAATAGAGGCTCTACAGCAAATGACGGAACAGGTGATAATCTTCGTTTAGGTGCTGAGAAAATCAATAGTAACTTTAGTGAAATCTACACAGCTTTAGGTGACGGTACTAATATTAGTGGTATTGTTAAGGTTGCTGATGATAGTTCAACGGTTTCAAGTATTTCTGCCAATGGCGAAACTTTAAGAATTCTAGGTGGTACAGGTATCACCTCAACTATTTCTGGTAATGACCTAACTTTAGCAGTAGATAGCACAATTATTACAGGTTCATCTACTACCGTTTTAACAAATAAAACTATTAACGGACCTGATAACACACTTACAAATATTGCAAATAGTTCATTAGCAAATAGTTCAATAACAGTTTCAGACGGAAGTAATACATCACCTATAAATTTAGGTGGCACTTTAAATTTTGCAGGCACAGCTAATGAGGTTAATGTTGTAGAAAACGCAGGTACCGTTACAATCGGTATGCCTGACAATGTTGTAATTACAGGTAACTTAACCGTAAATGGTACACAAACAACCGTAAACTCATCTACTATTGAAATTACAAATTCATTTACATTTGAAGGATCAACTTCAGATAACTTTGAAACAACTTTAAGTGTTATAGACCCGACAGCAGATAGAACGGTAAATTTACCAAATGAATCAGGTACGGTTGTTTTACAAACAAGTTCAGATACTTTAACAAATAAAACTTTATCAGACGCTTCAATAACAGGTTCAACAGGTACTATAAATTTAACAAGTACAGATAATAGAATTAGGTCATCATACGCAGGCACAGGTTCTTTACCAAGTAATACAACATACGAAGGTATGTTTGCTTGGGACTCTACTGGTAATAATGCATATGTGGCCGACAATGCAGGTTGGGTAAAATTAGTTTCTGAAAATGATAGTGTTGGTGCATTATCAGATGTTAATATATCAGGAGTTGCTGATGGTAATGGACTAATTTGGAGTTCAGCACAAGGAAGATTTAACGCAGGCTCATTGCCTTCTACTGGTTTCAGTATTGCAATGGCTGTAGCTTTATAGTAAGGAGAAAAGATGGCACAAAACTTTAGAAGATATGTAAGTAACAATGTTGGTACTTCAGCTGTTACGGTATATACAGCTGATAGTAATGATACAGTTGTTGGAATATCTGTTGCTAATGTTGCCTCTGCTACAATTAATGTAAGTGTTTATATAACAAGTGGTGGTAACGACATTCACTTAATTAAAGATACACCAATTGTACAAGGTTCAGCATTACAAATAATTGACGGCGGTGCTCGTTTTGTTTTACAAAACACAGACGCTTTAAAAGTTATATCAGATACAGCTAGTTCAGCAGATGTTTGGATAAGCGCTGTTGATGATATATCAACATAATAGGTAAATAGGAATAGTTAAATGGGATTTATAGGTAATAAACCAGCAGATACTTTTCACACAACGGTTAAACAATCGTTTACGCCTGATAGTTCTACTACAGCGTTTACATTGAATCAATCTGTTGCTGGTGAAAATGAAGTTGAATTGTTTATTAACAATGTAAGGCAAGAACCTGGTACAGGCAAAGCCTTTACAGCTGCAGGTACAACTTTGACCATGTCAGAAGCTCCAACAACTGGAGATGATATGTATTGTATATTTCAAGGTAAGGCACAAGGCCATCATTTCGTGCCACCTACTTCTATACAAGGTACACATATTCATACAACTTTTGATTTGACAGGCAAAACGGTTACATTACCAGCAGGCACATTATCTCATTCAGTTACCAAAGCAGTTGGTGACGCCTCTACTACAGCATTTACAATTGCAAGTGGTAGAACGGTAAATGATTTATTAGTTTTTGTAAATGGTGTTTGTTTAGTTCCGACAGATGACTATACGGTTTCGGGAACAACTTTAACTTTTGTAACGGCACCAGCGGCCTCAGCAGAAATAACAATTAGGGTTTTACCAAAGTAGGATAAAATGGGAAGTATAACAAGAAGTTTTGCAAATAATATTTTAACAGCCGGTAAGTTTGACGGTACAAAATTAACAGGAGATATTCCTGAGGCTAACTTATCTGCTAATGCTCCAGCATTTGACGATAATAAAATTGTCAATGACTTATCTACATTAGGTTTAAGAGTTCATACACAAGAAAATTTAGCAGCCTCAAATACCAACTCTCAATATGTGGATGTTTTCCAAGATAGTACAGGTTATACAAATGGCGCAAACACAGCTAGGAACGCAAGTGAATATATTAATACATTGTCTGACGGTGGAACAGATAGTAGTTATTCAAATGTTCATTTTATATATGAAGACAGTAGCACAAATTCAACAAACGACCAAAGTGGTGCGGCTAGCAATGATGCTCTAACATTAAGAGACCAATCTTTTTCAACAACACAAAAAAAGTTTGGCACACATAGTTTATACTTTGCTAATGGTAGAGGAACAGGCGCTACTAAAAGTGCAGATTTTATTGGAACAATACCTAACATTAAAAATACTTCTAATTTATTTACTTTAGAGATGTTTGTATATCCTACTCATAGAAACGGTAGTAATTCAAATCCTTCTTATGATGATAATGCTCTTTGGGCTGTAAGTGATACTTATACATCAATTAATATGGGTAATACAGGTAGATTAGGTATGTATCAATATGATGGCTCACCGACTTATACTAGGTGGGACGACAACTATTATTTACCATTAAATACTTGGACTCACTTAGCTGTTGTATGGGGGTCTTCTACAATAAAATTATGGGCAGATGGAGTATATAAAGGTTCTGTTTCCAGAATAACATTACATTCATCTACACCAGACAATTCAATTAGATTTGGTTGTTCAGCTGCTGGTAGTGGAAGTACATGGGATGGTTACATGGATAGTATAAGATGGACAAACGCTGAAAGATATACTGGAACAGGTAATATTACGGTTCCAATATCAGCTCACTATCCAAATAATATTGAACATCATGCAACAGGTAACTTTACTTGTCCAACAATTACAGCAGGTTCTTCTACTTCAAAAATGGGTGCAGTAATAACTTACCAGGATAACGCCGGAACAAATGCTCTAAATAGTGATATAATATTACAACTTTCAGCTGATAACGGTAGTAATTTTTCTACTGCTACATTAACAGCTTTACCAGATTTTGCTTCTGGTATTAAGTGTGCTAAAGTTAACGATTTATCGGTAACTGCTGGAACCCAACTTAAATACAAAATTTCATTCGCCAACCAGGCTCAAGGGTCTAAAGAGGCGAGAATCAGAGGAGTTAGTTTAAACTATTAACGAATATGGCTATAAGTAAAATACCAGGAAAAGGAACACAAAATTTATTTACCAATGTATCTGATACAGGTACAGAGGGTACTAAAGTAGCTGCAGGTACAACTGCTCAAAGAGGTTCAACGACAGGTCAATGGAGATTTAATACTACTACTGGATTTTTTGAAGGTAGAGGTGCGTCAGAGTTTAGTTCATTAGAACCTACACCAACAGTAGCCTCAGTTGATGACGGCGAAGTTGATAGTCAAGCAGGTGGTAATCAAACTATTGTAATTACTGGTACAAATTTTACATCTGGTGCAACAGCAAGTTTTGTAGGCTCTTCAGCCTCATTTAATGCTTCATCAACAACAATAGATAATGCAACACAAATTACAGCAGTAGCACCTAAAGCTAGTTTCTTAAATGCACAAGAACCTTATAAAGTTAAAGTTACTTCAGCTAGTGGAATATCAGGAACATCAGCTACAGGATTAATTAGTGTAGATAATTCTCCTAATTGGCAAACTGCTAGTGGTAATCTTGGTAGTGTTGCTGAAGGAGCTTCAGCTAACATTACTGTTTCAGCTACAGACCCCGACGGAGATACAGTTGCTTATTCTGAAACAACTTCAGTTTTATCTGGTGCAGGATTTTCATTAAATTCCAGTTCTGGTGCAATTACTGGTACAGCAGCAAATGTTTCAGCAGATACTACAGATACATTTACTTTAAGAGCAACAGCAAATACTAAAACAACAGATAGACAATTTAATATTATTAGAACAAATTTAATTTCAGATGTTAATAGTATTCCAGAGAGTATTTGGAGTAGTATTCCAACTGGAACATTTGCGTCTAATTCTACACACACAGATTATTATGGTGGAAGATTTGATGTGTTAAGTGGAAATATAATGAAGTTTAGAAGTGAATTTAGTAGTGAACATGTAATGTATCAAAGAGCAAATGCCAGAACCAACTCTAATGAAGAATGTTATATTCAAATGTATGATATAAGCAATGATTTTGGTGACGCTTCTAATGGCGACCATGTAATTCAATTTGGTATAGTTGAAGATGACCCAACAGGAACAAGTTATAATAATAACACTATGTTTGGATATGTTTCAACAAGTTATACTAAATCAAGATACACAGTTTGGGGACAATCTGATGTTGCGTCTGTACATGGATTTTATACTGGTGGTGCAGGAGGTGGAAATAGTGCTTCTATTGGTTCAGCCTCAACAAACAGAGAAGTTTCAGCTAACTATAGATTAAATGAATATCAATTAAACTTTACACCAACAAGTGCTTCAACAAGAACAGCAATTACATTTGTAATTAAACCAGACAATCATTCTACAAACGCAAGAAAAGTTTATATGTATTATGGAAATACAAAAGTTCATACTTTTGCAAATACTATAGGTGCAAGTTCAACTGTTCACTTCTATTGTGGTATTGGTCAAAACACATCTTCTAATGGAGATTTTTGGACAAACAATCCACCGAGAATAAGATATGGAGATAATGGTGAAAATACATCTTATAATGTTGGTGGTTAATATGAATAAGAGGAATAAATAGTAATATGGCATTAACAAGAATTAAAAACAAAGGACTAGGAACCTCAGTACCCGATAGTGATAATGCGAGTGCTCTAACTACTGGTACTTTACCAAACGCTAGACTTCCTGCAAACATACAAGATACAGGTACAGAGGGTACTAAAGTTGCCGTAGGTACTACAGCACAACGAGGTTCTACTACTGGTCAATGGAGATATAATTCTACTTCAGGATATTTTGAAGGTGTTGGTACAGGTGGTGCAATAGCTTCATTAGAACCAGACCCAGTAATATCAAGTGTTGATGATGTAGAAGTTGATAGTGCAGCTGGTGGAAATCAAACTTTTGTTGTTACAGGAACTAGCTTTAGTTCTGGTGGAACAATATCTTTTATAGGAACCGATGGCACAACTTTTAATGCTTCCACAACTACACATAATTCAGCTACACAACAAACAGCAGTAGTGGCAAAATCAAGTTTTGTAAATTCTAAAGAACCTTATGATATTAAATTTACATCAGCTTCAGGAAAATTTGGAGTATTAGAAAATGTTATTAATGTAGATAATGCCCCTACTTGGAGTACAGCAGCAGGTAATGTAGGAAGTGTTTTAGAAGGAACAGCTATATCTCCTACTATTCAATTATCAGCTACAGACCCCGAAGGAGAGAGTGTTACTTACGCAGAAACAACTTCAAATTTATCTGGTTCAGGATTTTCAATATCTTCTAGTGGTGCTATAACTGGTACAGCAGCTTCAGTAGGTTCAAATACTACAACTTCATTTGATATAAGAGCAACAGCAGGAAGTAAAACTGCTGATAGGACTTTTAATATAATAACTAATAATATAAATACTGACGCATTATTATTTGACGCAACAAACTTACCTAACAATACTAATGTTTATACTGATAATACAAGTGGTGCAACTGTAGGATTGGCTTTAAATAATGGTACAGCATTATCGCCATCAACAGCAGTTCAATTATCACGAATTAATGGCGTTAATAATGGTACTGGAACATTAGCTAGTGGTGCTGTAGTTTCAAATCAAACAAATTTATATTCACATTACAATAATCAAGCTTCATATGGTGAAATAAATTATGGTAATACATTTTGGTCAATGGTAACACAAGACCCACATGATACTGCTAAAAACAAAGCATGGTTTGGAATTTATTATAATGGTTCTCCTAATAATAATCATATTTGGTGGACTTGGGATTTAGGTGCTAACCCTAGCGTTAAAATAAAAAGAATTGCAGGTGATTGGACTTGGAGAACAGGTAGTGCAAACTTTATTCTTTATGGTTCTAATTCAGCACCTAATAGTGGTAATGCTATGCAATCAAGTTTTGCAAGTAGTGGTTTAACAAACTTGCAGGAAACAAATTCATTAGGTGCAACTTTTGATTACACATTATCTAATTCTGCTTATTATAGATATTATGTATTTAGATTAGAAGGTAGTGGTTCATATGACTATGGAATGGATAGAGTTAAAATCTATGGAGATTATTATTAATGGCATTTATAGGAAGACAATCAGGACAATTAGGAAACTATATCAGATGTAATACAATTACACCTGACGGTTCTACTACGACATTTGCTTTGACAAATGTTGTTAATAGTGCTGCTGTAGCACCTGGTTCTGAAAACAATGTAATATGTTCAGTATCAGGAGTTATACAGGCTCCAGGTTCAGCATTTTCCATTAACAATACAAATATAGTTTTTTCAGAAGCTCCAGACGCTGCTGATACAGTTGACTTTGTTTTAGTTTTAGGCCAAACCATAGATATCGGGACTCCGAGTGATGGTACGGTAGCAGCTGCTCAATTACATAGTACACTTAACTTAGCTTCTAAAACAGTAACATTACCAAACACAAGTGTTACAAATGCTCAATTAGCAAATTCAAGTATTACAATTAATGGTTCAAGTGTTGCATTAGGTGGCTCAACAACTATTTCAACAATTGCAAGACCAACAATTACAACTTCAAGTGCTATAATAGCACCTAGTACAAACGCTTCATTTACTTTAGCAGGTACAAATTTTGTATCAGTACCAATTGTAGAATTAATAAGTTCAACTGGTGCAGTTACAAGAGCAAGTGCTGTTACATTTAACAACGCAACAAGTTTAACGGTAACAACTAACTTAGCCGCTGGTAATTATTTTGTAAGAGTAGAAAACAATGATGGTGGTGCAGTAAGAAGTTCATCAGCAATTTTAAATGCTAGTA